GATAGGTCCTGAAGACGCGGGAGGTTGTGCGCTCAAAGTCCAGATACTTCTTCCAGTAGATCTCGTCCAGACCCATGGCAAGAGTTCTGTCGATAACGGCTCGGACGATCATCGGATCGTTGAGGAGCGATTGAATGGTCAGAATCATAGCTTTTGTTGGTTCGAGATGATTAGTTCAGGAAGAGGAAGCGGTCGCCCAGGTTGGCGACGTCGGCGTTCGAGATAGGAACGACCAGCTTGTTGCGGTCGATTTCGAAGATCTTGCCGATGGCGGTCACGGTGGCGCCGTCTTCGACCTTCGTCCAGGCGTAGTTCAGGAAGTTCGCGGTGTGGACTGCGACGACCTCCTCGTTGACGCTCTTGCCTTCCGGCAGAACAGCGCCGAGGGCGACGTTGGCACCCAGGGCGGAAACGGTGAGGACATCGTAGTTCTCGTTGGTCTTGTCGATGGCGGAGACGGTCACAAGGGCCTCGCCCACCATGTACTTGTCACCGACAGCGGCGAAGCTCCCCTTGGCAATCTTGAGGCTCGTGGCGGCGCTGGCAGCAGCTTCCACGACCTTGACGTTCTTCACGACATACGCCTTGCGCGTGGTGAAATCCACGTAGATCGGCGCAAGCGATGGAACGAACTCGCCCTTCGGGAGATTGGTGATGTCGAGGTTGAAACCTCCGGCGAGACGGTAGCACGTGTCGAAGCGTGCAGCCTCCACCGCAATCTCGTGCTCAGGCGCGTAGTTGAATTTGAATCCTGCGGGCATGATGATTTACTTTTTCGAATCGGTTATTGCTTTCGTTCCCGCATCAATGAGGTCGGCGATCTGCTTGCCGTCACCGGCGCCAGTATCGTTGTGACCCTGCTCGGGAACCCTGGCCCCCTCAAATCCGATATTCGCAAAGTCCTGCTTCACCTCCTTGAAGAAGTCGTCCAGGTTCGCGTCGTCGGCGATGTTGAACCGCTTGACGAAGTTCTCCGGGATGCCGTACTCCTTGGCCTTCGCCGAGATCTGCTCGGAGCGCGTCTTGAGCTTCTCCGCTGCGTTGATGTCGTTGATCGACTTGGTCACCGGCTCCAGCGCCTTGGCGATGGCCGTCGTCACGTCTTCGAGCGTCAGGCCCTTCTGCTCGTCGGGCTTCTGGTCCTGCTTCGGATCGGTCTTGGGAGGTTCCGTTTTGACTTTCTTTTCGAGTTCCGCCTTCTCCGTCTTCAAGTTTGCGATTTCGGTCGCCACCTTGTCGTTCCCGGATTGGATGGCCCTCAAAACTTTGTCCTGCCCCTGTACCACAGTTGCAAGGTTCTCTTTGGTGACAAGTCCAGTTGCCAGCAGCGTTTCCGCCAGACCCCTGTAGATGTCATCGGCTACACCATACTTACTGCCGTAAGCCTGTTTTAGCGCTTGAATGATTTCTTCGATAGTCATACCGTGTTTTGAGTTGGTTTTTGTAGTTTCGAAGATACCAACATAGAAAGGCAAAGGCCCGGTGCTGCACCCCTTTATTTGTTACATTTCGGCGAATGTTTGAAATTAGTCCGGCAAGGCAAAAAGAAAGGGCCGCAGAAGCGGCCCCAGAGAAACAAAAACGAGATAAACCGGGCGTTAGTAGAACAGGCGCCCGTTAGAGAAGAATAGTCCGTCGGTGCTCTCGAGCCACTGGCCGAAGAGGCGCACGTTGCGGCCCTGCATGAAGGCGAAACGCGAGTTGCCGATCACCTGGCAGACGGCCTTCGCGAAGTCCGGCGAATCAAGCCCCGCGTCCAGGTGCGGCACGATGTCGCGCACGAACACAAATTCGCTGTCCGTCATGTCACCCTTCGGGTTGACGCCGAGCACTCCATTGTGCATGAAAAACGTGCCGGTGGCTGGATCATAGAACGGGTGGCAGTTCGCGCGTTTCACGCTGCCATGGGTGGCCCATCGAAAGTGATACAGGCAAGGCTCGTCCAGGCCTACCTTTGCGGCCGTGGCCGCCAGCTTTTCGAAAGAAAGGCCCTTGTAGAAGTTTTTGGGGCTGCAAAGGCCGCAGCCGTCATGGTTGAAGAAATGCGCCCTTTCGAGAAGGGCCCGGCCGGGGCTCTCTACACCGGCCGGTTTGTAGATTATAAGGCACATGGTATTATCTGTTTAATTCGTTTCTACGGTTGATGAAATAGGTCTTTTCGTCGTCGGTCAAGAAGGGCAAGTCTTCGATATTGAAGATAACCTGCTCGATCTGGTGCTTTTCGCTGTAGGCGATCAGCTTGCGCAAGAAGAAAATCCAGCGCTCGATTTTCACGAAGTCCGTCGTGCCGCTATGCTGCCTAAACTCGATCGTGCCGTGACGCTGAAAGGCCAGCACGTTCACCTTATAGTAACGGGTGTCGATGTATCGGATCAGTTCGTCGCGGGTCTGCACGCCGTCGATCCAGTTGAGGCGGTAGAGCTGGTTCATGCTCTTGCAGTAGGTGTTGTTGTTGGCCCGGCGGCTGTCCGGCATGAAGGTGTCGATAGCGCGCTCGATAAAGCGGTAATTCTTGATGATGTTGCAGAAGTGGGTCTCACTGAGGCCGCGGGCGTCGAAGTGGACGTGCAAGCCGGTGCTCTTGTTTACGCGCGCGCCGCACTCGTTAAGGGCGTCGCAGACGGCCTTGAGGCTATCCATGCCAGCAGCGCCCTTGAGGATAGGCGACACACACTCGACAGGGTTTTCGCCATAGATAGAGGCGTCGCTCACAAGTTTGAAGTAGCGTCGGTTGTTTTCGTGGTTGTAGCCTTCGCTGTGTACGCTCACGCTCTTGCGCTGCGCTGCCTGGATAAGGGCGTCACGCTCGATGTTGAAGCACTCGATCTCTACGCCAAAGGTAAGGGCGATAGCGTCGAAAGGCGCGTTTTTCTCGCTCAGGTAGATAAGCTGGTCAGCGTTGCGCTCGCTGATGCCTAATTTGACGATAGCAGCCTTCTTTGCTCTTTTGCTCATCTTTGCAGTCAGGACCTCGCTAATCTGCTCGTTAAGGGTCTTCGTGGTGTTCATGATTGTAGGTGTTTATCTCGTTTGTTTCTGCAAAGGTATATATTATTTTGCAATTTGCAAAACTTTTTTGAATTTTCTTTTGATTCTTGCAAAAGATAACTCTTATAATAGGTATGCTGCAGGGCGCGAAAAAACCGGGCAACCTGGTGGGGCTGCCCGGCGGGGAGAAAGGGAAAAAGGGAAGTGGGGAAAGAAAGCTATTCTTCGGTGGAGGGCGCCTGTTCGAGGGCTGCCTGCTCGAGCTTCTCCTGCTGGATGAGCTCGACCTCCTCTTCGACGTTGTCCACGAGACCGGCGAGGATGACGCCCGTCTTGAGGGAGGCGACCGGGCCGCCGACGGCCTCTACGGCCTTGGTGATGCGCTTCTCCATGTCGTCGATGGTGAACGGGTTGATCTCGACCTCGATGTCCAGGGTCTTGGAGGCGTGCTCGTAGCGCGGTATCAGGGAGGCGATGGCGGATTCCAGGAAGTTCACGCGGCGCTGGAGGTGTTCGCCGATGGTCTCCGCATGGTTGTCGACAGCGATGAGCGTTCCCATGAACACGAACTTGAAAGCCGTGCCGGATGGGACCTCGCCGATGCCCTTGAGGGCTTCCACCGTCAGGCGGGGCGTCTGGGTGAAGGCGTAGATGTTCTCCATGTGGTTGGAGAACTCGAGCTTGATCTGCTCCGGGGTCTGCGTCCAGGTGAGGTAGTACACCTTGCCGCCGCCGGAGATCTGGATCATGTCGCCGTTCTCCTTCGTCGGGCGGCCGGTGATGTTGCCCTCGCCGACGAGGCGCGGGTAGAAGTTGTAGTCGATGCAGTCGGCGTACTCGCTCGTCAGCTCCTCCAGGCGCTCGCGGATGCACTGGATATTCGCGCAGAGCGTCTCGGTGCGGAAGGAGTAGATGATCGGCATCTTGGAGAAGCCGTGCTTGAAGGTATTCTCGGGGTCAACCTTCCAGCCGCCGTCGTTCACCCAGCCGTACACCCAGTCGTCGGTGACGGTCATGAACTTCGTGACCAGGTTATTCTCGTCATCCTTGACCTTATACTCGCGGGAGCATGCCTCGAGCTTGCCTTTGTTGTTGTACAGGGGGTAGAGGTCATCGCCACGGAACGGGGACCAGATCATCACCTTGAGCCTGCGGGTGGCGGTGCTCTTCTCGGCCTTCGTGGTGATTCCCAGCTTCGCCCGGATCTTCGCCACGACGGACGCCCAGAAACTCACGTCCTCGACGGTGTACCAGTATTCGGCCACTTCCTGCTCGGAGAGCCAGGAGCGGACGATGCGCTTGTTGAGGTACTTCGCCTTGTTTTTCTTGAGGATGCGCTTGACGAGGCCGAAGAGCTCCTTCTCTTCGTTGGTGTCGGCATCCGACTTCATAACGGGCTCGTTGCCGACGGTGAAGGCGGTGTGGATGTTCACCTGGTCCTGCTCGATGGGGAGGGCGATGCGGTTTATCGGGTCGGGCTCAAGCTCTGCTTGGTGCTTCACGCCCTTGTTATCCACCCATTCGTCCTTCTTGACGCGCATGCCGTCTGGATAGCGCTCCCTGTCTATCATGATGGCGTGGCGCTTGGGGTCCCAGGCGTCGTAGTTCTTCGCGGTGTTCGGGGCCTCCGTCTTTCGCTTTTTCAGGTACTCTA